TGTGGAGTTTATCCCGCGCAGCCCGCAGGCGGCTGTTGAGGCTGATCAGAAAACCAACTACGCGCAGTATGTGTTTGAAAAGAATGGCGGCTTTATGCTGCTGTCTGATGCGATTGACGACGCGCTAAAGAAAAAGGTCGGCATTCTCAAAGCCTATCACCAAGAGGAAACCGACGCCGAAATTGACGAATACACTGGGCTTACGGAAGATCAGGTTGCGCTGATCAAGATGGACCCTGATGTTGAAATCATTGAAGAAGGCGTTGAGGTTGAGGCCGTCATCGATCCTACTGGAATGATGATCCAGCCGCCTATCTATGAAATGAAGGTTTCGCGCACGTCGCGGCGCGGTGAAATCAAGATTGATACTATTGCGCCGGAAGACTTCTTTGTGGATCGGTCGGCAAAATCGATCAAGGATTGCTACGTTTGCGGACATAGCACAGAAGCCCGTGTTGGCGATCTGGTGGCCATGGGCTTTGACTTCTCGGAAGTCTATGACCTGTCAGGTGTGAACGATAGCGGCGTTGATGGTGAGGAAACCTTGCAGCGCAACGGATGGGATGACGCATCCGACCAAGACGCAAATGACCCATCCATGCGCAAGGTGCTGTTTACCGAGGCATATATGCGGATGGATATTGAAGGCATCGGCGTTCCAAAGTTGTATAAATTCCTGTGCGCCGGTCAAAAATACACCGTCCTTGACTATGAGCTTGCGGACGTAAACCCGTTTGCGGTGTTCGAAGTTGATCCTGAGGCGCATACGTTCTTCGGGCGGTCTTTGGTGGAAATCATCATTGAAGATCAGGACGCGGCAACTTCTCTTTTGCGCGGAATGCTTGACAATATTCAGATGGTCAACAATCCACGCCTTGAGGTTGTGCAGAACCAAGTAAACATGGACGATGTACTAAATAATGAAATCGGCGCAATCGTCCGTGTTAAAGCCCCTGGTTCTGTTAGGGAAATGACTATTGGCAGCATGGCATCTTCCGTCCTGCCAGCAATGATGTATTACGACGAGGCTATTCGCGGCAAGACGGGCGTGTCTGGGGCGGGTATGGGCCTTGATGCTGATGTTCTGCAATCTCAGACCGCGCAGGGCGTCAACGCCGCTGTGCAGGCCGCTAATCAGGTGTCAGAGCTTATTGCACGGCACTTGGCGGAAGGCGGAATGAAGCAGCTGTTCCAGATCATCGCGCAACTGGCACGGCAGAACCCTAACCCAGAAGAAATGATGCGGGTGAATGGTCAATTCATGCCTGTTGATCCGCGCTCTTGGACTTCATCCATGGATATGTCTGTGAATGTCGGCCTTGGCACTAGCAAGCACGAAGAAAAGGCCATGGTTCTGCGCGAAACCTTGCAAACGCAGATGGGTATCTGGCAGGCATACGGTCCGCAAAACGGCATTGTCACCATGACGCACATTCGCCAGACCTTGGCGGATATACTGCGGCATAGCGGCATGTATAATGCTGATCGGTATTACGCGCCCATGAACCCGCAAACTGAGCAACAGCTTATGATGCAGGCCGCACAAGCAGCACAAGGGCAGCAGCCGCAGGGCGATCCGAATGCCGCGTTCTTGCAGGCAGAGCAGATGAAAACATCGGCCCGCGTGCAGGCTGACATGGCAAAAACTGCGCTGGATGCAAAGCGCCTGCAAATGGATGACGACCGCGAGCGGGATAAGATGGCGCAGGATTTGGCAATCAAGGTTGCTGAAATCTTGGCTAAAACTGGCGTCCAGTTGAACACTGCCAGCCTAAAAGCCGAGCAAGCAATGCCGCGCCCGATGCAGCCGCAAATTGGCGGGATGGTTCCGAATGTCTGATATCAAGCGCAAAGCCGCAGAAGCCAGAGCGTTGCTAAATGATCCCGCATTTCAAGATATTGTGGATGAAATCAGGCAAGACGCGGTGGCATTGTTTTTGCGCCCTAAATGTAGTATTGAAGACATGCAAGCTGCACATAATCGTGTGCAGTCAACCCAAACATTCCTTGATGCGTTGCAGGCGCGAATTGACGCCGAGATGATAGAGGATAAAAAGAAAGGTCAGGACCGCCGTGGCGACTGATGAAACGATGGAAGCCGCTGTTGAAAAAATGTTCGAGCCGATTGTGGCAGAGCAGGATGATAACGTTCTTGAGGAAGTCCAAGACGACACGGTGGAAACCGATACCGCTGATGATGACGTAGCGGAAGATGAAACGTCAATCGAAGACGAGGATGAAGACACAGAGGACGCCGATCCTGAGCCTATCTCTAAATTCACCGTCAAGGTTGACGGCACGGAAGTTGAGGTTTCGCTTGATGATCTAAAGCGGTCTTATTCTGGGCAGGCTTACATCCAGAAGGGTATGCAGGAAGCTGCGGAAGCCAAGAAACAGGCAACCGCGCTTTATGATACGCTTCAAAAGCAGCAGTCGGAATTCCTTGCCGTTGTGCAGCAAGTGCAGCAGCAGGGTTTCCAAAGGCCGCCCCAAGAGCCTGATATGGCGATGATGGAAAGTGACCCCATCGGATACATGCAGGCAGAGGCACGATATCGCAAAGAAATGAGCGCATTCGTGCAGCAGCAACAGCAATTGCAGCAGGTGCAAGCGCAACAGTCCCAACTCCAAGAGCGGGCTATGCAAGAGTATCTGAAAGAGCAATTGAGCGTCTTGCAGTCGAAAATCCCTGAATTCTCTGACGCCAAAAAGGCAGGGGAATTGCGGGCGAAGCTGATCAAGACAGGGGCGGAAGCGTATGGCTTTACGGAGGCTGAATTGGGCGGCATCACTGATGCGCGTCACGTTCAGGTTCTACATGACGCCGCAAAATGGCGAGAGCTTCAAGCGAGTAAGGCAGTGGCGAAAAAGCCGCATGATGCACCTCGCAGCGTGAAGCCCGCAGGAAAGCGGCCTGAGCCTGTGCAGTTGGCTACTGCTCGTAAACTGGAACAAGCGCGTAAGGTGGGAAGGCCCGAGGCTTTCATCGATCTTATGTTCAAACGCAACTGAATAGGAGTGCATCATGGCACAACCGACCAATACCCTTGACAGCTACGATATCCGTGGCATTCGTGAAGACCTCGAAGATATCATCTACGATATCTCGCCAGAAGAAACGCCGTTTTACACGGCTTCCGCCAAAATGAAGGCGTCGGCCACCTATCATGAGTGGCAAACCGATGCTTTGCGGTCTTCTGCTGTCAACGCCCACATTGAAGGCGATGACACCGTTGCAGAAGCCCGCACGGCGACCGTGCGTCTGGGCAACTACACCCAGATTTTCAAAAACGCGGTTGTGATCCCCGGCACTGATGTTGGCCTTAGCAAGGCCGGTCGTGGCAAGGAGATGGCATACCAAGTTTTAAAGGTTGCCAAAGAGCAAAAGCTCGATATCGAAAAGGCTATGTTTGCGAACCAAGCCCGCTCGGCAGGAAGCAGCGGCATTTCCGCCCGCTACATGGCTGGTGCGCCTGCATGGCTCTACACCAACACCGAATTCAATAGCGGTTCCGGTGGTGCTGACCCGACTGGCGACGGCACCAATGCTCGCACCGATGACGGTTCGCCCACTGCATTCTCGCAGGCCAAATTTGACCGTGTTATGACGCAAATCTGGCAATCTGGCGGGAAGCCCGATGTTGTTTATCTGTCTGCATTCCAGATGAACGTCGCGCAGGGCTTCACTGGTAACAACAACCAGAATTCTGTGATTGATGCTGCGAAGAATAAGGTCGTCAAATATATGTCGATCTATGTCACCGCATACGGCACGATTGAATTCAAACCGACGCGTGAAAACCGCTCGCGCGATGTGTTTATCCTTCAATCGGATATGTGGGCTGTCGGTATCGCTCGTGCCACGAAAAACGAAGAACTGGCGAAAACTGGCGATAACGAAAAGCGCCAAGTTGTCACCGAACTGACGCTGATCTCGAAGAACGAAAAGGCTTCGGGCGCTATTTACGATAATACAACGTCTTGACGACTTCGTGACTTTGAGCGGGCGGGATAATCCGCCCGTTTAACCTTCCCAATCAAAGGAGGCTGTTATGCCCTCGCAATATTTTGACACCTACGGGATCGTTACGGTCACGGCTTCGACTGTTACGATCACCGCCGATGGCTATGTTGGCCAGCGGATCATCATGAACCGCGCGGCTGGCATCACCGCCACGCTTCCGGCTGCAACTGGTTCGGGCAACCGTTACGAATTCATCGGCTTGGCTGATGCATCGGGTAGCCAGATCATCAAGGTGGCAAACGCTACTGACGTGATGATGGGCTGGGCCGCACTTGGCAACGATACCGCAGCGTCGTCAAACTTCTACACGGCTGACACTTCGGACACCATCACCCTGAACGGCACCACGACCGGAGGCTACAAGGGGTGGCGGGTTGTTTGCGATGATATCGCAAGCGGCTTCTGGGCTGTTACCGTGGCGTCGGAAGCATCTGGCACAGAAGCCACTCCGTTCTCGGCTACTGTGTCCTAATCAATCAGGCGGGGTGAATAGCCCCGCCTATCCCATGGGGGCAATATGATCCTAGTGACCATCACCGCAGGTGCGGGCGACTATCTGGCGGGCGATATCATGACGCTAGGTGACGCACAGAAGATCAAGAAACAGCACGGGGCTTTGGACTATGAAACTGCGCGAGGAAATGAAGGTAGATGGCGATCACTTGGTGATCAAGCAGACCCACGATTTTACGCCGATCTTGGACAGAGCGAAACAGTTGCGGGAGATCGGGGCGGCGAAATTCGGGGAGAGCCGACTGGTGGGAGTGATCCCGATGAAGCTATGGGCCGAGTGGGCCAAGAAGTGGGGCGTAAACGCGGGCGACCACGCCGCAATGCGTGAAGTTGTGGCGCGCGAGATGAACAATTCAGACAACGCGCACTTCCGCGTTTGGCAGGGGAAATACTGAAATGGCACTTACTATTCAACGACTGCCAGCGCGTTACCGCACCATTGTGACATGGGCGACTGAAACCACGGCGGCAAACTCCAGCATCAAGCCGTATGAGCCTGAAACGTCTATGGCAGTTTCGTCTATTCAGGTTGCGGGAACGTTTGGCGGCGCGACTGTTACGTTTCTTGGTTCCAATGACGGGACAACCTACACGGCGATCAAAGACAATCTCGGCAACGCGATCAGCGTAACGGCTGCGGGTCAGTTTGAGCTTTCGACCGCCTATCGGTATTTCAAGCCAAATATCAGCGGCGGCACTGGCGATAGCTTGAACGTGTATCTTCTGCACTGGGGCTGAAATGGATCATGCAGTAATCCGCCGTCGGCGCAATGGTGGGTTTAACCCGTCTAGGCTATTCAGTGCCTCCGAGCAAGGCCAGCTTTGCGACGCCAATCCGGCTAACCTTTACCAAGACACCGCAGGCACCACGCCCGTAACAACTCCGGGGCAGTCTGTCGCGCTATGGTTGGATCGCAGCGGTCGCGGCAACCACGACACGCAGGCAACTGTCGGATCGCGCCCGATATATGGTCGGCATCCTGCTAGCGGCTATCGAAATATGCTGACCTACACTGAGCAATTTGACAATGCGGCTTGGACAAAATCGAATGCAACAATAACGGCGAATGCGGCAGTTGCGTCTAATGGCGCATTGTCTGCAAGCAAACTTGTGCCGAATTTGGGGGTTTCTGGTTATGTAGCTAACTCGGCAACCATTTCTATTGGGGAAGCATACACTTTCTCGGTTGATGCTAAGGCTGGCGAGTATCGCTATATACAGCTAAACGGTGATGCCGTTTCCAGCCGCATCCCTGCATCCGCATTTTTTGACTTACAGTTAGGTGTAGTGTCGTCAACACCGGCAGGAACTGCCTCCATTCGAGATATTGGGAATGGTTGGTATCGATGCTCGATTCGCGCCACATCTACATCAACAGGGGCGCAGCCATTTTTGCGACCTTCCGCGAATGGCACGACTGCGGCAACCGGTAATGGGGCTTCTGGCGTTTACATTTTTGGCGCACAGCTTGAAGTTGGGTCAACCGCTACAGCATATCAGCGCGCTGTGGCATCATCTGGCCTTACATGGCCAGCGCCTACATCCTACGACATCACCGAGGCTGGACAAACTGATCTGCATTACCTGCATTTCAACGGCGTTTCCTCGTTCATGGTGTCGCCCACGATCACGCCTGGGACAGACAAGGCGCAGGTATTTGTCGGCGTGCGGAAACT